CATATTGACAGCCCATGAAAACCCCTGAAGGTTTCAGAGTTGCCGCAATGAAAGGCGAAATCGTTGCAAAGTTTGCACCCGGAAGAACTACCGGATCGCCTGTGAAAATGTTATTAGTGGGCGACTGAGCCTGACCAGTTGAGGTCAACGTAATCATGTCAGTCACGGCTTCGTTATTGTAGCCACCACTCTTTTTACGAGCAGGAATGAAACCACGAAATGCTTTAGTAGTAGACATTGTTTCATCTCCTTGTTATGAAGAAAGCTAGTTCTGAAAAGAAGGTCGCTTTCCTCGTGTTGTTACCGATTTACTTGTGTTGGAGATAGGCATACGAGAATCAGAGTTTTTCATAAGTTGTGCATTAACTGCATCCATCATGTCTCCTGATTTATTCTGGTAATACTTTCTCCGAGCCAGTACCTTGCCAGCTGGCATTTTAGCCAAAGCCAAGTCTCCACGACAGACTGTACCAAGGTATCGACCTTCATCCCTCACGAAGGATGTGATAGCCATTTCGGGAACTTCTTCAGGAGTTACGAAGACCCATCCTGCCTGTTGTTTCTTACCAACATTAGTGATGTCATCTGAACCTTTTAACGATATACGTATCCAACGAAGGGACATACCCTCATTATCATAACGTGCTTGTACTACATCCGGTATAGTGAGGGCATCGGGTTCCTCATAGGTCCATTCGTCTTCTCTTAGATTTTGTTCTCTCAAGGTTTCACTACGTGTTTCATTTCGTGTTGTATTCATTGTATTCTCCCACGCTACTATTTAATATCTGTATAATCGCCGTCAGCTTGATTAACTTTAAGCTTTTGGGCGGCATACGTTTCAAGAGGTATATTCCATTTCTTAGCAAGGTGTAAGTCATCTTGCGATAGCTTTACCTTTTTTCTGGAACTCGGAGAGGAGCGAGAACTCCCCGATACTACTTGAGCAGGGCGTGATTTTTTCCCCTGCACACGTTCTCCATCTTCTCCAAATTTATGTGGAAAAGAATCTTTAATTCGGTTATTAATCTCTTGATAGAAATCATTATCATTTGGATCAAAACCTTCATTCTTTAGTTCTGCATCAATCGCAAGTGCAGCAGCTGTCATTACATTATCTTTACCAAACCAATCATTATCTGATGCCCACTGTTCTGCTTTAGGATCAGAGACTGCCTGAGGAGCCGGTTGCTGTACTACTGGTTGCTGTACTACTGGCTGGTTCTCCTGTTGTGCATAACGTGCTTTAGCACTATTGACTGCCTTTAAATCAGACTGTGCTTCGTTTAACATCTCTTGGGCATTAAGGAGTTTTTCTTTTTCTCCTTCATCAAATGCTTCTAAGTAAACTTCTCGTGCTAATTGAATTTTATCTGTTAACTGTTTCTCTGAAAGATCAAGGGTACGTCGCCCCATTGTTTGAACTTCATTAGTTTTACTATTCAGCCTATTACTTAATTCTTCATTCTGTCTTAGTAAACCTTCTACTTGTTCTTCACGTTCTTTCCTCTGCCTAACAAGTTGTCTAATTCTTTTTTCAGCACCAGCTGTTTCAATTCCTTCAAGCTCTTTAGGCTCTTCATCTTGAAATTCATCTTCTTTAACTCTAGGTGCTTCTTCTTCTTCTTTAGCTACTTGCTCAACTGCTTCTTCAATTTCATACTCTACTTTATTTTCTTCATTCTCAGGAACTTCTACAGAACCCCAATCATCATTTTCTGCCATTGTACTCTCCGTTGTTTACGAGACAAACGTCTTACGTAGTAATTAAATCTTATACTATTATACCATACTTTTATCTTTAATACAAGTTAACCTCAAGTTTTTCCTAAATTAAATGTAGGATCAAGATTTTTTGGATCACTTACTCGCATAATTACCTGATCATCAAACAAAAGAAGTAGTTTAACATTCTGATAGTATAGCTTTGTTCCTGCATGTTTACCGTAGCATACGTAGTCTCCTACTTTACACCACTCTCCATTGGGAAACTTATCTTCATCTTTGTAGGCTAAGTCACCCAATGCAATTACCTTACCTACTGTGGTTAGATAACTCATATCATCTCTGGTAGAATCAGGAATAAAGATACCACCCTTTGTTTTACTCTTTACTGTTACCGGCCTTACTAGAACATGGAAGCCGGGTAGCTCTGGAAGATCAGCTGGATCACTTACTTCTTCTTCAATGTCAATCCACTGATCATTTTTTAGGGCATTACCCATTTGAACCTGTCTCATTTAATCCTCTTTATACATCCTTTTTTTAATAATGTCTGATAAGTTAGCCTTTGCCCACTCCAGACCTTGTACTGCACCTACAAGTTGTCTGTAGTGAGGAAAGTCTTCAGCAACACCGTCACCCAGTGATACCTTTAATCTCTCAATTTCTTCGTTAAACTCTTGAACAACTTCATCCCAAATTTCCATTGGGTCTACAGTGAAGCCTTTTTAGTACTTTTCTTTGGAGCTGGAAATTCATAAGAAGATTTATCCCATTCATTGAGAACACTTCGTGAACCACGGCCACCCCATACTTCAGCCTTGGGTGCATCACCAAAACCTTTTGCAGTATTCTTTACATGCTCAGAATACCCTTTACCTTTAGTCATCATTATCTGTCTCCCTTTTTCATTTCTTCTATTGCTACACGAGATAGTGTATTAATTTTAGTATTCTCTAAATCTTTTTTATCTTTTAGTTCTTCTGACGCTACACGAGACAGCGTATTAAGTTTAGTAGTCTCTAAATCTTTATTATCCTTTAACTGTTCAACTTGAATCTTAGTAAGATTATTCATTGCTGTCAGTTCTTTCTTGGCTTCTCTATCTGCTTCAGCTTTCTCACGTTTAAAGTTATCAGTAGCACCAGACTCAAGCATATCAAGTATCTGCTCATTCTCTTTAAGATCGAGTTCTTTTGTTTTAAGCTCAAGTTCAGCAGCATTGACTGCTGTATCAGACTGAAGCTTCTGTTGTTGTAGTTTAACCTTCTCCTGCTCAAGAGCAACAAGCTGTTGTTCTGGTGTAGGCGGTGGTGGCTGTTGGTTAGCTTGCATAACTTTCTGTGCTGCTTCTGCCATAGCCATCTCAACAACAGAAGACTGCCCCTGTTGTTCTGGAGGTACTTGCTGTAGCATCTGTGATGTTACACCATTCATCTGCTCTTGATACTTCAGTACAGAATGTTCTTGTACGTTAGACTCAAGTACAGGTTTAATCCTAGCCATAATAGGATTGGCACCGTTTGCTGGGTCTTGTAGATACATCATCTTAACTTGTATGTGGGCATCATGGTTCTGTGATGGGAAGGCTGCAATAGGCAGACCCTTTGTAACGGCCATAATATCAGACACAGGATCAAGAGGTTGAGGCTCAATCTTTAATGGTAGTATTTGTTCTAGGTTAGGCATGTTGGCAGCACTGAGGATTGTTCTGTTAAGTTCCTCAATGTTAAACATTCCCGGTGGGGATTGCTGTGCCATCTGCAAAGCCATATTAGCCAGCATCATACGATGTGCATTGGATGGAATGTTAGGATCAGAGACAGGTACAATATCTACACGCCCATCAAAGTCAGCCTTGAAGATATCACGATCTTCAAAGGGTACTTGATAGGGATACTTGTTTGGTAGATAATCATAATCTATCTGTGCAAGGATTCTAAACTCATCCTTCTGTGATTTATGTAGTCTCTTGTGGATTGCAGAGAAGAACTTACTTGAAGCTTCAAGCAGTGCCATTGTAGTACCCACGGGTCCATAAGAGGCAGCATCTGAAATAACTTGTTCAGTACTGTCCGCAAACTTCTGACCAGCAGCAGTCACGAACCCAAGCATCTGGAAGAGCGTTTGGGAAGGCTCTTTATAGGGCAGGGGAACAATTGCCCTTGATAAATCAATACCAGTTGCTTCGACCTCCTTGAACTCGCCGGGGGCGATAGGATCGTTGTCACCAACCATCCGCACTCCTTTGGCCTTAAATCCGCCCGGTAAATTAGCAAACTGTCCTGCATCTATAAGGGAGCGCATTGCAGCAGTTGCCGACATGGTGAGGTTACCGAGGAAATGGATAAGGCCCAACCCGTAGAAACCAAAGCCGGGAACAAACCTATAGTGAACGAAGTGACTTCGTTTCTCTTTGTTTGGATCGTCTTGCTTGTAGTTCCTACGAATACTTAAAACTTCTCTGGACTGTTCTTCAACAGTCACAATATAAGGGCAAGGTACACCCTCTTCTTCAATATCAAGATAACAGTGTTGTTCCAGTATTACATACTGTGGATCGGAATCATATGAAGGAGACAGCCCAAGAATATTATCTATCTTAGTGGCAAACCCTGATGCAGAAAGCTGGGCTGGTTCAGGAAGTTCAATGTCTTTATAGACACCAGACATCATATCCAACTTCATGTCTACTGGGCTTTTATTAATTACATGAGTATATCGGTCCGCATTTCTAAGATCGTTTGCGTAGTAAGACACATAGAACTGGTCTATGGGAATAAATTCTGATACGGGCCTTTTCAGTGTAGCATTATAATAAACTTTCTTGAATGCTGAACCTATCAATGGTAGATGGAAAAGCATTCTTTCAAATTCATCGAAGTACTCAGGCATCTGTTCAGTAAGCTGGAAGTTCATAAAGTTCTGAACTCGATTAGCTTGCATCTCTTTCTCTGGAGTTGCAGCACCAAGTATCTGTGCCTTTACAGGACCAGTAGCAGGGAACAACTCACCTGAAGCCTTGGATTGGAACTTAACAGCTGACTCAATTAGGAGGGGATGTACAGCAGTACATGCTCCTTGGAATGGTTCTGAACCTTCTTCCAGCTTAAGACCAAGCAAGTCAAAGCCTCGTTCAAACATAGACTCCCACTCAGCACGGCTATCTTTATCTGCATTGAAGTTCTCAATGACATCGCTGGCAATATCCTGTAGCTCACTTTCATCAAGGTCTTCACTTAGGTCAGCATACCATTCACTGATTTCATCAGAAGGCTCCATGACAGTACCTTCTTCATCTTCCTCTGAAGAAAAGTCTACAATCACACCACCATCAGTAGGATCAATCTCAATAGTGACACCAGACTCTTCTTCAGGCATCATAGCAATTATATTAGTCTCTGTGCCTTTAGAGATAGTATCAAAGGGATTACGTTCTGTAGCCATTATTTGTACCTCATTAGGCTATTAAGTCCGCCACCGCTGGCAGCAAACGTTGTCAGTGGTGGCCTCAGTACGGGAAGAGTTGGGCGTACATCGTCCATCTCTTT